TGCGACATTACCGGCAGAAGTAGCACCCGCTGTAGCACTTTCTGACAAGTGCTTACGTGTGTTTTCAAGCGTAGCTTCCATGACCTTGGCCTTTTGTCCGTTGAGGCCTTCCATGAGTGCTTTCTTGGTGTCCTGCCAGCGACTTTCTAGTAGTTCTGACATTTGAATATCTCCTTAGTTAATTCCTGCTAAACGACGAAGATCTACTACATTACCGTCGTTTGCTTGTGATTGTTGTGTGATTGACTCATCACGATTGCCTGTGATTTCTTTGCCTTCAGTTAGTGGTGCCTTCTGCTTCGCTGGAGTATTACCGTCAATCACTGCCGGTAGGTACTTGTCAAACGCTGAGCGTAGCTTTGGCGTTTGAACGCTTTCCAGTAAATCTGTCATGATGTCTCGTTGGTCTTTCGATAAAGGACCTACTAGACTGTCAATAGTTTTTTGTCGTTTTGCAGTTTCAATAAGACATTGCTTTTCGGCTTCTTTAGCTTCAACAAGTCTTTTAGATTTTGCTGCTACAGATTTTGCCTCTGCAAGCTGTCGATCCTTAGTGTTAAGAACTTTCATTAACTTAGCAGTTTCTGACTTTTCGTTCATATAAGAAGTAGAATATTCGTTAGCAAATGCTTCAAATAATCTACGACCAAAGTCATTTCGGCGTGCTGTTTCGATGTCTTCCTTTAACTGAGACATTTCTCTAGTTAGTCCTTTTTCGACTGTTTCGGAAACCATCTTAGCACTTTTTTGCACAAAGCTCTTTTGAACTTTTGCAAATTTCTGTTTTGCTTCTTTGACAAGTTTAACCTTGGTTTCTGCAAGGTCTCGCTTGTCTTCGTAGAACTCTGAAATTTCTTTAGACAGTGCTTCAACTACAAACTCTTCAAGATTACCGAATTTTTCGGTCATTGCTTTTTGATCTTTATGTAGTTCTGAAATCTCTGACACAAGCTGTTGATTTACAAATTTTTTAAGTAAATCTGCGTTTTCGCGCATTTTTACTGCATAATGTGCTTTTGCTTCAGCAAGCTGTTTGCGATCTTGTGCAAACTCTTCGATTTCAGCAGCACGCACGTCTTCAGAAACTACGTCGTTTTCGAAAAGTGTTTTTAGTGCGTCCAACATATATATTCTCCTGTTATTGGAGTCTGTTGATTATATTAACCAACGATTCTTTTAGATACTTTTGTGCCTTAGGGTCTTCTTTAGTTGCCTGTGCAATTTCATAAGCCTTATACCCACCTCGGGCATTCATTAGATGCTCATAAATGGGCGTAGGATAAGCCCCCGGAGCACTTGGTTGTGCAACAATATCTACAGTTATGATTTCAAAATCTGAAACTGTATTACTGCCATCACTGCTTACTTCGCCCGAACCCCTAGAAGACACACCTAGTTTTACTCCGCTTTGCAGCATTGTTTGAACTAGTTGTCCCATAGGAGTTGGCAAAATTTTCATCTTACCGTAACCGTTTGACCCGTCCATCCATACCTGAGTTATCATATGACTTACTCGATCAAGATTTACGGTAAGACCTTCTGGATGATCGACTTCTCCTAGAACCGAATATCCTTCATTGATTTGATCGTTGAGGGTTTTGACAGCTCTACCAATTTCATTTACAGGATATACACGCTGATTAGCGTTTCTTACCCCACCTTGAATACAAATTCCTCTCATAAATAGGTCTTTGCCTTCATTGGCATTCTCAACAACAATCTCAGCTTGATCGTAGGATAATTGTTCTGTAAGAGTCTTCATCTATTTTCCTTACTTCGAACGAGTGCTTACTTTGTTAAGTGTACTACCTGCACTTTTGTCAGCGTTCTCAGGTTTACCTTTCTTTTCTGCACCGTGTCCGTTCGAAACAGATTTCATTTTTGTAGCGTCTTTTGATCCTGGTTTGTTTACATTTTTTGTGTTCATATCTTTTGGATTTTGATCGCTAAGTGCTGAACCTTTCAGATTGCCTTGATTGGCTTCTACACCATTTTCAACGTCATCCTGTGCTATTCTACACCATTTTCAACGTCATCCTGTGCTATGTTTTCAGCAGTTCCGCCCATGTCGTTTGGACCAGCAACAGTGCTTTCTTTGTTAGCACCGTCGTCACCCATCTTGGCAGTTACTTTTTCTACGTATTCACGCATTGTGGCAACTTGGTCAGTTGGGTCGAACGCTTCTTTTTCTTCGTCGTCGTTGTCCATGTCGTCCATGTCGTCCATGTCGTCTGTGTCGTCCATGTCGTCCATGTCTTCGTCGTCTTCTTCGCTATCCGCGTCCATTTCACCGCCTTCGCTGGACATCATTTGTTCAAATTCAGCTTTGAGATCGTCTAAAGCATCTTCTAGATCAACTACACGGTCTTCTATTTCTTCGTCTTCTTCGCTGTCCATGTCCATGTCCATGTCCATGTCGCCGCCTTCGTCGTCCATACTTACGTCCATTTCAAGGTCATCGGTTTCGTCGCCGCCCATTGACATTGGATCTTCGTCGTCGTCTTCTTCAGCAACTTCGAAGTCGTCTAGATCAAAGCCTTCTTCGACTTCTTCTTCGTCGTCCTCTTCAGCAGTTTCTTCGACTTCTTCTTCGTCGTCTTCGTCGTATTCTTCAGCTAGAAGATTTTCATAAATTGTTCTTGACTTTTCAACCACAATTTCGTGGAAAAGTTCTTCGGCACCTGATTTATCTTCGTTAATTAGGCGCTCAAGCATTTCTTCAAATTTGTTCATTTTTTGCTCCTGTAAATTTTTTATACCTAATGGATAGGCTGTCAGTATTATTTACAAATAAGCACAAAAACCGTAGAGATTTCAGCTCAAAACGGGCCGTTTTGATAAGAATTTACTGTAAATTAAAGATTTTTTCCAAATCTTCTTTATATAGATTACGAAAGTTATGAAAATTATTTAGTTCGTCGGGGAAAAAATTATCTGATGTTATTACTCTAAAAAAGTTTGTTCTTTTATTTTCTGTAATAACTGTCTTAGTTTGTCGAAGCCAATTTCCGTAAAATGTTGCAGCGTCTTTACTTCTTTTATAATTTTTAGTGTCTGCGTATACATTGTTAAATTTTTTTCCGTCTTCTAAACCTTTAAAATCGAATCCTAGAATAAAAATTTTTTTAAAGTTATGTTGACTAGCTAACCATAGGGCAGTTGGTCCTGAACTCCATCCTTTCGAAGGTTGAAAATAATTAAGATCATCAATTTTTTGATAAGATTTATTGTAGTTTGTATAAACTGCGTTGTTATGCTGATACCCGGTATTTGCGATTTCCAGTACCATTTTTACATCAACTGCTACCAAATAATCAGGAACAAATTCTCTATATAAAGCATTACATCCGTAAACTGTTCCAAAAGTTTTTAGTTTTTTTAAATCAATATTTTTTCGACTAGTTCCGTTTCCGATAACAAATGCAGTATCTGAGTTGCGTTGATCAATAATAGGGGCTGTTTTATTAGGCGTTTTAAGAGATCTGTCCTTTATTTTTTCTTTTCTTCGAGTTTCTTTTATTTCTTGCCACTCAGATTTTGTAAACAAGGATTTATCAATTTTTGACATTACATGCCGCCGGCAGCTAATTCTTGTTGTTGAATAATACCGTACATCTGTCTAACAAAGTCAAGTTCTTTGTTTTTTTCTTGAGTATGAAGTTCTGCAGATTTTCTAGCTCTGTTAATTTGTTTAAGTGTTAACCTAACTTTTCTAACATCATCTAAATTAACAATTGAATCGTCATAAACAGGATCATATCTATCATCCTGTTGAAGATCAACGGTTTGACGATCAAAGTAAAAAATTTCTCGCAAAATCATAACAGTATTTATTACGGCGAAGGTAAACCGCCTCCTGGTGATTCTGCACCTGCTTCTCCGCCAATACCTGTGTCTGTAGCAGTTTCTAGAGATCCGCCTTCGTCCGGTGCAGCTTCTTCTCCTTCTTCTCCTTCAAATTCGTCTTCAAGGCCGCCGGCTTCTGCTTCGATTCCAGCAGAACTAACGCCAACTCCTCTCATTTCTGCTTCAGAATCTGCCGGTGCAGCATTGAGTTCTTCGTCGTTTTCTTCTCGCCATAGTCTTTCGTTTTCAGCAATTTCCTCATCAGTTAGTCCAAGGAATCGTTTAAGAGCAAATCTATTAGAAATAAACGCAGTAGCTGACATCTGTGTAAATGTCGGCACACGCGAGTTATCAAGTTCTGCTTGTCTATAACTTGCAAAGTTCTGCGGAGGCTCGAACTCAAGATCAAACATATTGATATCAAGATTTATTCCTGTTTCTAAAAGATATCTCTTGAACTCTCTATCAAATCCTTCTGTAAGCAGTCCTTGTAATCTTTCGCAATAGGTATTAAACCGCAGTTCTTGGATGTAAGCTGTTCCGACCCTTCCGTCATTATACGATGTAGCTCCGTCTTCGGCTCCGGTTGGCAAATAAGAAGAAGGTATACGAAGACCTCGAACAAGCTTGTTAGTAAAATATCTTAAATCATCTATTTCGCCGAGGTTTGTGCCTCCAGGAAGTGTTTCAACTTTAGAACCTCGTCCTTCTGCTGTTTGGGGGAAGAAATAATCTTCATTTACACTCAGCGGATTATATGCTGAATCGATTACATTTGATCCGCCGCCTGTTGCGGAAGGAATCCTTCTTTGATGTATTTCTGTTTTTACTCTTTCAACAAACTGCATTGCCAAATGAGTCGGCATACCGCCTACATCGACATAAAATACCCTGCGTTCAGGAGCACGCTGCACCCTATAAATTATAATAGCATCTTCTAGAAGTTCTTTTTGTTTGTAAACTTTGAAAATTGTTTCTAACAGAGAATTACCAAAAGGATAATTTGTATCTAACCCTTCGGATAACGAAAGATGCACAACATGGTCTGCATTTATTGCGGTTTCGCCTTGTTCAAGTTGGAATCTAGAACCGGCTTGAGACGGATATGAGCCGACCATTCCTCTTACTCCTCCTTCGAGATAACCCGAGCCTCCGCCTAGTATGTTTGAATTTGTTTCAAATGGTGTAGTTGCAACCATGTTTTTAAAATTAAAATTAATATCTTCAACCACATATTGTTCTGGAATCTTCCCTTCAGATTCGTTTACAATTATTCTTTTAATTTTTGCTGGTTCGATATGATATAATTTATTTGTTTCGGGATCTCTAAGAAAAACTTGATCCCCGTATTTGAAAACATTACGAACCAATCGAAACATTCTAGTGTCTAGTTTGTTAAGTTTATACCACTGTTTTAGGTATTGACTTAGAATTTGTATTTCAGAATTTGTTGCCGACTTGTTGAAATTAAATCTAAAAACTGTGCCATTTTGGTCATTAATTTGTGTACAAAATTCTGCAAGAATATCCAAAGCAGCATTTACTTCAGAATCAAGATCCATTGTGTTATAGTGGCCGTATCTTTCTATTCTATTCGGGGTTCCGACATATACATCAGGAAGATACGAATTATAATTCGAGCTTGCTGGGCCAACTTTATTGTTAGAAGTTCCGCTAAAAGGACTATATGATCCGTCAGCGTTTGTTTCTGTTTTTACAGGAGTAAAATATTTTTTCCAGCTCATGATACTTTTCCTATGTTATGTTTAAAGGCTTTTAAACATATTAGGGCCTTGCCCTTGATTAACTTTCAAATGTTTTCTTGCAATAGAAGTTTGCTCATCTAATTTCTTTACAAGCTCGCCTATTGCCGTACTTAGCATAGTTGTGTCAGAAGAACCGGGTTCTTGAGTGTTTATAGAAGTTTCGTTGGATTCTTCTTGTTTTATTGAATTAACAAGTTCCTTGAGAGATTGTACAGCTATTAGAAATTCTTGATGTTTTTTGTCATTGTCTCTTTGTATATTATTAATAACGTCTAAATTTGTCGAAATTGCAGAAGTAAAATCTGCACCTGGTAGACTTTGTTGGTTGTTTTGATTAAGATCATAACTTGAAGCAAAAGAACTTTTAACTAGGCTTTCAATTTGTGAAGGATTCAAATTTACGCCGTTGTTATTTGTTTCTTGTGCGGAATTTTCCGGATTGCTAATTCTGTTTGCTAAATTTGAAATAGCATCTGCAACAGTTGAAGAACCGTAAGACATACTATTCGAAGCAAGATTTTTAAGTTGTTCTTCTGTTAGAACAGATTCTCTTCCATGTAACTCTGCTAAAGTTCCACTTCCGAAATTTTCAATTAAACTTCCGGTTTCTCCTAAGCTTCCGGATTGTCTACTTTCGGGAACCGTCTGCCCGGCTGATTCCAAGGCTTCTTTATAAAAATTTGCAGCAGCTTCGTTACCTTCGTCTACTGCTTGTTGATAACCTTCTGCTGCAAAATCAAGGTCAGCTTGAGGACTAAGCACGTTTGCAACGTCGTCGCTTATTCCATCAATAAACACTTTTGCTGCTTCGAGTTTTTCTTCAGCTTCTCTTCTTTCAGAAAGACTTGCACTTCCGTCGGCTAAGGTGTTTTGTGCTTCCGTTAAATCCTTTCTTTTTGTTCTAAGTTGTTCTTCTTTTTCTTTTGACAGTTCTGGGTCTTCTAGCAAACGATCTATTGCTGTGACTTCAGTTGAAATATCAGAAATTACCATTCTTAGATCTTTGCCAAACTCTCTAATATCCGAAGGATCAAAAATTCCTTCTATTTTATTTGCCGCAGTTCGTGAAGCTCCTTGTACTTCAGGCGATGCTATTATATTTGCAATTTCTCTCTGTAGTGCAGAAGATGTATTTGCCATAGCACGCTCGGCACTGTTTACTAGATCTAACACTGGATCTGTGTCATCTATTTGAGTAGTTTGTTCGCTTTCGATTTCGCGACGCAATCCTCGAAAAGCTTCAACAAAGCTGCCCGCTTCTCCTTCAAAATCCTCTGTATACGATTGAATTGAATCAATTAATGGTCCTGTTTCCTCTAGTACACTCGACTGTGTTTCGGCTACATTGCTTACTCTGCCAAGTGTTGCCAGTGCATAGCCTTCTTCACTTTGCGCAAAACGTGCTGTTTCTTCTGCAGCACGCTGAGCTAATGCTTGAGCTTTTTCCGTGTCTCCGCGTTGAACTGCTTGTGCTGCCTGCTGTGCAAGGTTAAAAGCTTCGTCATTTACTGCAGCAAAATTCTTAGTAGCTTCTGTTACTGGCACACCTACTTGTAATACATCATCGAAAAGATCTCTTAAAACCTGAGGACCTTCTTGTAAACTTGTTTGTACATCTCTGTAAGACTCTTGTACGCCTTCTACACCTCTTTGTTCTAGCTGTCTTAGTTTAGCTTGTGTTGCTCCTTGACGTTGCCTTTGAGATATTTCGTCGCGTGCTGCTTTTGCATCTTGGCCTGTAAGTTTTGCAAGTACATCAAGCTGTTTTGCATAATTTGCAGCTGATTGAATCTGTTCTTGCGCACTCATGTTTTCAATTCTTGCTTGTCGCCGAGTAAGTTGAATATTGTCAGCAAGCATTTCGTTCATTTCTTCTACAGAATATCCTAGTGCCATAAACTGTTTGGCGTATGCTCCTGCGTCTAATTCAAACATTTGGTTGCTGATACTTGCAAATCGATCTATCGAATCTTGTACGCCTGCTCCAAAACCCACTAATTTTTCATTGTTATTTGCAACAAGATTTGCAAATTGGTCAAGATTTAATCTAGTTTGCGAGGCAGTCCTGCGAAGATCTTGTAATCTACCATTGAGTCCAGCACCGACAAATTGTAAATCTCTAAAAACATCAACCGAATCTTCTAGATATCCAGCCATAAATCCTACGCTAGCTCCCAGTGACTCGCCTATTTTTCCAAACTTTCCAGGCAGTTCTCCTAGAGATTCTCCTAAAATGTTTGCAACATCAGATATTCTTCCACCGCCTTGAAGAAGCAAAGATCCAGATTCAGCAACTGCTTTTGCCAAAGCGCTCGATCCTGCGCCTATTGTTTGTTGCACAGTTGTATACATTTTACCAAAAGCTTTATTAGTGCGCTTACTGGAGTCATTTTGCATTCTGGCCATTTCTTCTGGAAGGCCTTTTAGGTCTCGAAGTGTTCGATCTTTTGCAATCGGCTGTAGTGCTCTAACTAAGTCGTCGTAGGTGATATCTGCCAAAAGAGATTCCTTATAAATATTTTAACTTTAAATACTATATCTTATTTATAAGGAACAGAAATGGCATCTTTTTTAGATCAATACAAACGCCAAGCAAAAATTTATGTAGATTTACCTAGCCAAGGTAAATGGTATCCTGAAGGATCACTGGAAGATCAAAAATATGACAACTTGCCAGTTTACGCAATGACCGCAATGGACGAGATTGTAATCAAGACACCGGATGCTCTTTTCAACGGTGAGTCAACTGTTCAGATTATCAAAAGCTGCATGCCTGCTATTTTAGATCCTTGGTTAATGCCAACAATTGATCTTGATTATGTACTGTTAGCAATTCGCATAGCAACATATGGCACTACTATGCCCGTTCAAACAACCTGTCCTGGGTGTGGTGAAACTACTGAAAGCGACATTAATTTAACAAGGCTAATAGACACATATCACGGAAAAAATCCAGAATATCAATATACAGTTGGCGATCTTGTTGTTAATTTACAACCAATAAATTATAGACAGTCTACTCAAATACAGCTAGAAGAATATAATCTGCAGAAAAGATTAATTAATCTACAAGAACAGCCAGATCTTTCTAAACAAGAAATAGAAAAATCCACAAACGATTTAATAACAGACCTAACTAAAATAACCTTAGACCTGTCTATCAGTTATATTAATAATATCAGTCTAAAAAATTCTAACTCTGTCGAAAACAATTCAGAAAAAATCTATGAATTTATTTCCCAAAGTGATTCTGTCTTTTATAACAGTTTAAAAAAAGCAATTAACACTTTTAGACAGAATTGGGAATTGCCTAGTCTAGATGTAAAGTGTGCAAATTCAGATTGCAGCAAAGAATACAAAACAAATATCAATTTGGATTATGCAGATTTTTTCGGACTCAAACGTTAACAATGTCGGAATCTGACGTAATTTCTCTTGCAGAAAATTACGAAAATCAAATAAAGCAGCTTAAGGATGAACTTTTTAGATTAAGTTGGTATATGAGAGGCGGTGTTTCTTACGAAAGTTTAATGTACGAACTTGGTGTAGAAGATAGAAAAATTATAAACTCTATCGTAAGAGACAATATAGAAACAACAAATAAAACAAAACTTCCATTACTTTAATTTTTTCTTGATGTTTTGTTTTATTTCTGCCGGAACTTTGTCAGATTGTAAAACTTTTCCTGCAAACTCTTTTCCGATTTTTTCTACTTCGTCTTTTGACACTGTTGTATCTTCAAGGACTTTTTGGAAATCTTCGTCTTCATTTATGTTTTCGTTACAAAATTTGCTCTGTTTCGCATATAATTCCAAAAACTTAAACAGTTCTGGTTTAATTACTTTATTTGCAATGTATGCAGGTACAGCATTGTATTTTGTAAATGCTTGAGTAATTAGAGAATATAATGCGCCTGCAAATCCAGCAGCAACTAGAGACAATAACCATCCCCAACCGGGCACAAGTGCTAAAAGTCGAGAAGCTGCTAGAATTTTAGCTGTTGTTGCTCCAATGGCTCCTCCAACCACTGTATTTAAAACCAATTTAGTAAGCCTGTTGCTAAATGTTCTACTTGCAAGACGACTATTCTCTCCCCATTTACAGCCATCTAAAAAATATCCGTATGCAACATGCTCGAGAGATCCTTGCATGTCTCTAATTTCAAAAACCAAAGCTGCAGCTGATCCAACAGTGGTTGTTTTAAATGAATAAACTGCTTTTTTTGCAAGTTTTTTTGCTTCTACTTTGGCCTGTTTGCTGTTGTCTGGTTTGTTCTTTTTTGATTCGTCGTCAGAATCTGATGAAGCTGTCTTGCTTTGTAGTTGGTTAGCAGCTTGCTGAGCAGCACCTCGAAACTTTTTTGTTGCAACAACTTGACCTTTCTGATTTAGAACGTTCCATCTATTAGGTCCTTCTTGAGAAACTGTAAAATTTTGTTCAGCAAGAAATTTATAGAATTCAGAGTATCGCATAATTTGGTTCCGTTACGTTATTTATACACACAGTTTAAATAGCTACTTCGTAGCTATAAGTTTTCGCTTTCGCTCAAACTACAATTGTTTTTCTTTATGAAGCAAGATATTATTAACAAGTGATATTAGGCAGCACGAAGTGCTGTGGCTTAATATCATCTAGATAGTGAGGTCATAATTCGCCCGTAAGGGCGAAAATACGGTTTCTACATCATCTGAGTAGAGTCAGCCATACTTGACACAAGAGATTTGCATTTAATGCAGCAGAGGCGGTTGACCTGTACCCCTTACTCTAGATTCGTCTTATCAACGGGCAGCAGTGTATCCCTGTCAAGCGAAATCACTTGCCGTGGTGTTGCTTTTTCTCAGAGCACCAATCTTTTGAAGCCTTTCGTATACTTCTCACGTGGACACGTCAGAATCCAAACGCAGTCTTTCATGCGCCTTCAAGACGGGCAATCCATGCCAGTGTTGTCCTTGTTAGCCTTGGTTGTTGCGCCTTTGCAGTGATTCGATAAGAACCTTTGATCCGCCTACTCTTACATTTATAATACCGTTATAGTATTCTTCAGTTTCGAGCACTCGACGATCAAACTGCTCCTTGGCCTCTAGATAGCTCATTTCTGCTCTAGATGTGCAGTAGTAGAGTATCTCTCTTGAGAAATTTTCCGTGCCTAGTTCTTTGACGTCTGCCTGTAGCGTGTCAGAACTACCCCAGTAGTCCTGCCAATCACTTTCTTTGTATCCGCGTCTTCTATTTTTTTTGCCTTTGAGAGGTGGTTTTGAAGTTTTAAATTTGGCTAGTTTTTTGCCTATATATTTGCGCCCGTTGGT